CAGATTTTTACGCTCTCAGTGATGTAACCATGAGTGATTTAATGAAAACATATCGACAAAATTTAAGAGATGTTACGAAACAAGCAGGTTTTCCTCACACAATATCATGGCCTACAAAGCCTAGTTAAGGTATAAATATGCCACTTACAAAATTACAATTTAGACCGGGTGTTAATAGAGAAACAACTTCTTATAGTAATGAAGGTGGTTGGTTTGATGTTGATAAAGTACGGTTTCGATTTGGTTTTGCAGAAAAAATTGGTGGTTGGTTAAAAAACAACACATTTAATTTTTTAGGAACTTGTAGAGCTTTGCACTCTTGGGTTGCTTTAGATGGTACAAAGTTTTTAGGTGTTGGTACTCATTTAAAATATTATATTAATGAGGGGGGAGCTTATTATGATATAACTCCTGAAAGAGCCACAACGACAAACGGTATTACATTTGCTGCAACTAACGGATCATCAACAATTACAGCCACAGATAGTTCTCATGGTGCAGCCGAAGGGGATTTTGTAACAATAGCAGGTGCTGTTTCTTTAGGTGGTAATATTACTGCAAATGTTTTAAATCAAGAATACCAAATAGACACCGTACCTAACAGTAGTACATATACCTTTACTGCTCGTGCAGAATCGACCACAATAGCTAGTATTACAACAACTTCTGGTTTAAATCCAACGGCTGTAACAGCAAACGCAAGTGACAGTGGCAACGGTGGTTCTGGAGTAGATGGCGTTTATCAAACAACAACAGCGTTAGATACATCTGTTGGAGGAACAGGTTGGGGCGCAGGAACATGGGGCCGTGGCACTTGGAACTCAAACGCAAGTTTAGCTGTTACAGGTACAACGTTACGTATTTGGAGTCACGATAACTTTGGAGAAGATTTAATTATTAATGCAAGAGATGCAGGTATATTTTATTGGGATAGAACAAATGGAACAGTTACAAGGGCGGTTGTTTTATCGTCCTTAACTAATTCAGAATTAGCACCAACGATTGCTAAAAAAGTTATTGTATCGGATAGAGACAGACATATTATAGCTTTTGGCTGTGATCCTGAAACGGCAATAGGCACACAAGATCCGTTACTTATACGTTTTAGTTCACAAGAAAGTGCAATAGACTGGGCGTCCAAAGCCACAAATACAGCCGGTGATCTTAGGATTGGTTCTGGATCAGAAATAATAACAGCCATTGAAACTCGCCAACAAATCTTGGTATTTACAGATGTATCCATCCATGCCATGCAATTTTTAGGACCACCATTTACATTTGGCTTAAATTCATTATCTGAAAACATAACAATAGCCGGTCCTTTAGCAGCCATTGCCGTGGAGGATATGGTTTTCTGGATGGGTCAAAACGAATTTTATGTTTATGGCGGTAACGTTCAAAGACTACCATGCACTGTTCGTGATTATGTTTTTTCTGATTTCAATCAAGATCAAATAGAAAAAGTTAATGCTGCAACCAATATTGCTTTTTCTGAAATATGGTGGTTTTACCCTAGCTCTACTAGCACCGAGTGTGATCGATATGTCATATATAATTATGAACAAAAAATATGGTACTTTGGTAATTTAGCTCGAACGGCTTGGTTAGACAGAGGTATTGAACAATTTCCCATTGCAGCGGGAACAGATCATTATTTATTTAATCACGAAACAGGTTTTGATGACGGAAGCACAGAGCCTGCAACAGCCTTGTCTGCCCACATAGAATCAAGTCAAATGGACATTGGAGAGGGCGATCAACATTCTTTTATAAACAGATTGTTACCCGATTTAACTTTTAGAGAATCAACCGCGGGGTCACCAAAAGCTGTTTTTACTCTTAAAACAAGAAACTATCCCGGCGGACAATACTTACAATCAAACGCTAAAAACGTTACACGGTCCGCAGCTGCTACGTCTTCTGTTGTTGAACAGTTTACCGATCAAGTTAATTTACGAGTTAGAGGCAGATCTTTTGCAATTAAAGTCGAAAGCACAGATTTAGGAGTTTCGTGGAGACTTGGTTCTCCTCGTTTAGACATAAAGCCTGACGGAAGAAGAGCATGACTAGAAATTTAAACTTACCTTTTTTTCCAATTGCTCCCGATCAATATACGCAAACTTATATGGCAGAGGTCGTTCGTGCCTTTTCCGTTTACTTGTTACAGATGCAAAACCCCGGTGAGGGACGACATACAGAATTAGTATTAACAAACTTGCAAACACATGATAGAAGTTTAGAAATTGGAGGCTTGTTTCAACAGGATGGTTTTGTTAAGATAGTTCGACAAGAAGCTCCACACCCTGAAGGTTTGTCTGGGGCAACTACGGTAGGAAGCGTAACGGTGACAACATAATGGCAGAAGTTTATCAAAGACCCGAACCTTTTAATGTCCCTGACGGTGGACTTGCAACCTTTTTAACTGCGACGGAGGGTTCGTGGGCCGAGGACTTTGAGGATAAGTATCCTGACGTTGGTATTGGAGCCATCAAGGAAGCTGCCGATAGTCTTGCCAAGTTTGGTCGCCATGAAGATGAGTATATGGTTCACGCAGCTGAAGGTGAAACGGTTATTCCAAAAGAGATATTAGACCGCGATCCACGGCTCAAGGCTCGTTTATTTCGGCAAATGAGGGACATGGGAGTTGATCCAGAACGATATATTGTTGGTAATGAGCTTAACAGTATTAATCCTGTTACAGGTCAGCCAGAGTTTTTCTTAAAGAAGTTTGGTAAGTTTGTAAAACGGGCTGTAAAGAAGGTTGTTGGCGTTTTAAAGAAGGCAGCCCCAATTGTTTTATCAACAGCAATTAATTTTATTGCACCGGGTTTGGGAACCGCGGTCACTGGAGCACTAGGCGCGGGCCTTGGATCATTGGTTCAGGGTAAGAGCTTGAAAGAAAGTTTTAATGCAGCCCTGATGGGTGGAGCAGCGGGGGCATTAGCGGGCGGTATTGGTGGACTTGGCACAGAAAAAGGTTTTATGGGTGGGGTTAAAGGTTCTTTTAACATAAAAAACCCTCTTCAGGGACAAAATGTTTATGAAAAATTTACAGGATCTAAGTCAGAGGTAATTCCTACTTCAGAAGCTACTGTTCAAACGGGTGCTTTAAATGAAGGTCAAAACATAGGAAAGGTTGTTGCAAAAGGAACCCCAACCGAAAGCACCGGGTTTTTTGATAGTGTTAAAAACTTTTATACGGACAGAATATCTCCAAGCCGTCAAAGTTATTTAGATAGTGTATCAAAAATAAATCCTGCTACGGGTAAACCTTATGGAGAAAATTTATTTAGGCAATACGCCCCCATGCTTGCAGCAGGCACAGGGGTTATGGCTTTAGCGGGCGGGTTTGATACTCCCAAAACTAAATCTCCAGAGGGTTTTGATTCGACAAGAAGATATCCTCCCGTAAGAGTTGGTGGCACAATGAGACCCGGTCAACTGCCTCCCGCTTATTATCCGGGGTATAATCCAGTAACCGCTGCTCAAGGCGGAGAAATGGAGTTTCCAAGACGCACGGGCGGTATATCAGGACCGGGTACAGGCACTTCTGATGATATTCCTGCCATGCTATCGGACGGTGAGTTTGTTATGACGGCAAAGGCTGTACGGGGCGCGGGCAACGGATCACGAAAAGAAGGAGTACGTCGGATGTACGACATGATGAGATCCTTTGAAGGAGGTATGGCGTAATGGGAACAACACAAACATATCAATATGTGTCGGAAGACCCACGCTTTGTAGCTTATAAAGAAGGGCTTTTGCAGGACGCTTCTGATTTTGTAAGAGGTCAATTTGGTTATAATCAAGTTCCTGTAACAGACGCTTCTGGCAATCCTGTTTTAAATGAACAGGGACAACCAACCTATCAATTACAGCCTATAGTTGACCCCGAAACAGGGGAACCTATTGGTCCTCAATATGCTCCTACAAAGCAAGTTGCAGGGCTTTCAGCGCCTGAACAAGAAGCTATTGCTCTTGCACAACAAGGTGTCGGAGCTTATCAACCTTTCTTGCAACGTGGGTTGGACGCCTCTGAAATGGCTCTTCAAGGGTTAGAGGGAGCAGCGGGACAATTTGATCCTTCGGGTATTAGTGCGTTTATGAACCCCTATGAACAACAAGCCATTGACTACGCCATGCAAGACATACAGAGAGCAGGCGATATTCAAAAACAGGGCGCAAAAGCACAGGCTGTTGGAGCGGGAGCTTTTGGTGGAAGTCGATCAGGTATTTTAGAGAGCGAAGTTGGACGAAATACTTTAGATCAGCAAGCACGGACCGCGGCCCAAATGAGACAGGCAGGCTATCAGGACGCTGCTAACAGAGCGCAACAAGCTTTTGAAATGAGTAAAGGCAGAGGTTTGCAGGCATCTCAACTTGCAGGTAATCTTGGTCAGAGCTTTGCGGGACTAGGTGGCATGGCTCAACAATACGGGGCTTCAGATATTGGAACGTTAACGTCTGCGGGGGCTTTACAGCGCGGAGTAGATCAAAGTGCCTTGGATACGCTCTACCAAAATCAAATGAATCGTTATCAAATGCCTTATCAGCAATACGGTTTCTTGGGGGACATATATAGCGGAGCTCCAAGTACGCAGCAACAGATAACGTCACAAGTAACACCTGATCCGTCCATTGGACAACAGATAGCAG